CACCACATAATGTTCCAAATGTTCTAAATAACTTATCGTCTACATTTGCTGTTACCTCTGCTCCATCACCACCTATATTTACATTAATGTTGCTAGCACTCATTTCATTGTTTAAATGTTTAGCTAAAGCACGATTTAATTTCATCATATTACTATTAACAAATTCCTCACGGTATCGGCTTTCCCAACCATCACGTAACATTGTTTTTAACTCACTAACCATATTTACATTTCCTTTATCATAAAACATTTCACGTTGCTCACGATATGAGGTTGGATATTGGGTAGGTAAAATATATTTGTTTTGCTCATGGTCCCATCTATGGTACTGAGTCATATAAATAAATTTTTCAACACTTTCATATGAGTTGATTTCATTACTATATCTACTCATTATTGGGTTACCTTCAATTGTTAACCATTCATTAAATTCATTATAACGATCTTTCATACGAGCGATTTCACGATCAGCTAATTCGTTAACAATTACTTGGGCTTTGTTTTGGATTTCATTTAATGCGTTCATAACCTTTGCGTTTCTTATTTACAGGGTAAATATACGAAAGGTAGCCTGGGGAGCCAAATTTTTACGCAAATTTCTTCCAATTTTCTTCTTCTGCTGTAGCTGCTAATTCATAGGGGTGATTGTTATAATCATATCCCATTTTATAATATCTAGCCATCCATAAAGGAGATTGAAGATAATGTTGATATTCGTGAATTAAGGATTGGATAATTAACTTTTTAGTTTTCATTTTAGGCCAATACAATACTATAGTATTATCTTCTCTATCGAATTCAGCATCTGGGTTAAATTCAGTTTCTAGTAATACATCTTCACCGTAATCTTCTTCTGATAATCTTGAGTAAAGGTTATGGTGTAATTCTATTAAAGGAGTACAAAAATGGTATTTAGAATAACCATAATGTTTTTGAATTTTAGGATATACTTCGTTAATTATAGATTGTATTTTTTCTTTATCCATACTATGAATATACGAAAAATTTTTAAGGGAGACAAAAAAAAGCACACAAATAAATTGTGCGCTCTTTTCAATTGAAGGGTTAGGGTATATTAGAAATTTAATATGCAGTAATCCATTGCTAAGGTTACGTTTAGGTTAATTGCAGCATCATTTGCCCAATCATATTCACCAAAGTTTGCTGTTTTAACATAAGCACCTTTGATAATCCATTCACCAATTACATCACCTACAGGACCTAGAATATCTAGAGTAATATCTTTTTTATAAAAATCAGAGTAACCATCTCTACCTGTTACAGATTCGTGAGCTAATCTTGCCCATTCCATTACTGCTTGAGCTCCAGAAGGAGTTACAGGATCGTAAAGGTTAAGTGTCATATCATTCCATCTTACTTTACCTTTTACTTTACGGTAAACGTTGATATGATCTAGGATTATTTCACCAGCTTCGAATCCAGGGGCAGTTGCAGATTTAATTAGATAAGCGGGAACTCCCTCAATATACATAATAAACCTGTTCTGTACTTTCGGTTCGAAAGCGGTAAACATTATTTCGTTAGGATCTAATACTGCCATGTCTTTTTATTTGTTATAAATATTTAATTCTTTCTTTTTTTATTCAAACGACGCACCAGTTGGTGTGATGTTGAAATCTAGTATAATAAATTCAGCCGTTTTAGTTGGTTGAACGTAAACTTGTCCTACTAATTCATTTCTATCAATTACATCAGCAGTATTGTTAGTATCATCCATTACTACTTTATAAGCATATAATCCTTGTCTTTGTTGGATATTTTCCATATAAGGATTAACTTGAGCTAAGAATCTATTTCTAGTAGTAGCGGTATTTTGTTCAAATACTAAGTTATTAGCAATTGATCCAATAGTTCTCTTTAATTCAATTAGTAATCGTCTAACGTTTACTCTATCTAAAGCTGTTCTATTTTTCTGTAGTGTTTTCTGACCGTATGCTACAGGGCCTCTTCCTGGGAATGTAGCAATTGGGTTAATATTAGCTAAGTACAAATTGTCTCTGTCTGTTGGAGATAATTTTCTTTCAGCTTGTAAAGCCATTCCTAGTCCACCTCTGTTAAATCCAGCAGGTGCAAACCATTCAGCGGCTGTTCTATCGTTAAAAGCGTATACACCAGGCATAATAGTAGAAGCAGGAACAAAATGTAATCTGCTAGTACTTGGTACTCTAACCTGTACCCATGGCCAATAAGCTGCTGCGTAGCTACTATCTACTGTTGCACCGTCTTGAATAGTACCTCCTACTGAAGAAGCATATACTGAAGGATCTATAATAGCAATTGCATCTCCTCTTGAAGTACACATATTAGCCAATTCACCTACTTCAGCACCATTTTTCTCTAGTGTTAAACCAGGAGCTGTAATAATATCAAATTGATATTCATCTTGGTTTCCTAATAAAGCGATTGAAGCTGTATAATCTGATGGTCTGATACCTTGTGGGTATAATACATTGTCATCGATATTTTCAAACATATCTAATCCACCACCGTAGAATAATTTTCCGCTACCACCACTAAAAGCACCTTCTAATGAACCACTTCCAATAGCTGGTAGAGTACCTGTGTATTCTGATTTAACAGAACCATCGTTATTAAAATATTCGTAAGTAGTATTTACAGATTTTACTCTTACATATCTACTTAAGTTTTGGTAGCTACCAGTAACTTGAATATATCCTCCTTGATTAGTTAGTTTTTGATCACCAATTCTAGCAGAAATAAAGTTTTCTGAAGTTGGATCTAGTGACAATCCTCTATATGTTTCTAGAATTACTTTTTGTTGTTGGTTATCATTACCTCGACGAATCAATAGGTTAAATGTACCACTTCCAGAATCAATACCTGCTACTTCCCATCTTACGTTATCAGAAGATCCACTGATTAATGAACCACTAGCTCCTAATGAACCAGAGTTATTAGCCATATCTCCTTCTACAATTGTTTCTAATGAAAAAGCTTCTGTATTTACATCTCCATTTGTTTTTATTGAAGCACTAGCAGGAACGAATGTACCACTAACTACTCTAGTTACAAGAAGAGTATCTCCACCTTGTTGGAAATAATTGTAAGCTGAAATTGAGGTTAAGTATTCATATTGGATACTAGCACTTTGAAAACTAGTTCCAAATCTACTTCTAAAGTCACTATAAGAAGTACATAATGTTGGAACATTAACTGGACCTTTTACTGTTGGACCTATGATAGCTGCACCTGCAGTGATAGGACCTTGAGTAATTATTGATTGGTCGTTCTCACGGGTTAATACTCCTGGGGATAATAATGTTTCTGCCATTTTATATCGTTTTATTCGTCTGTCAATAAATATATAGGGAGGATTTAAGACTTATCTTTAGAATCGGTAATTTCACCTGTTTTTAAATCTATTTGTACCTCTCCGTATTTATTATTTAGTTTTTCTCCTATTTCTTTTTCTTTGAATAGAAGATCGTTATACTTACTTTTTAAAATTAATTCATCATTGTCTAACTTAAACTTTTGCAACTGAATTTGACCTAATAAAACTTGTAATTGGTCAAAATCTGATTGAAACTGTTTAATTTCTTGTAACTCTTGGTCTTCTAATTTTGTTTTTTTAATAGCCATGTTTTATAACTTTGATTATAAATATTTAATTTTTTTCATTCAATTGCGCTTTTAAATCATTAATTTGCAATTGTTGTTCTTTCATTCCTTCAATTAATAAAGCAACTATTTTTTCATATTTAACTGCTTTATATCCATTTTTACGAGTTGTAACAACTTCAGGTAATACTTTTTCTATTTCTTGAGCTATTACTCCAACATCGTGTCCTTTATTCCCATGAATTTCTTCATTGGGGATCCAATCAAATTCGTATCCTCCAATTTTTTGAATTTTAGAAATAGGGTCTGTAATATAAGATATATTATCTTTTAATCTTTTATCAGATGAAGCAAAAGCGACAATATCATTTGTTGCTTCAATTCTTCCAGTTGTACCAGGAGCTGAAGTTCCTACTCCTAAGGCATTTGTACTAAGTGAGTTTAAGCTAGCATCAGATCCACTAACTATAAGTTTTTTCCAATTTGGCATATCTATTTAATTACGGTTGGTTACTTCGATGTGCGAAGCCCACTTCCCTTTCGGGCCTATAATACAATAATAAATATTATTTCTTTGTTAAGGACAAATAATTATCTTGTAATTTTAAAACTAATTTGTATATCGTTTCAAGTTGTTCACCTGTAAACGTAGTGTTCTTTAAGCCTTTTAAAATCATTTCTAATTCTAAGGCATTAAGTTCTATATTTTTTAAGGATGGAGAAGGATCCTCAACAACTTGCTGAGAATCCTTTCCAATCTTTATGTTTCCTGCTCTAAAGCTCATAACTTTTTTCAGGAATTTTATGAGTAAATCCAAATATCTCCAGTATTACCAACGAAAATGTTACCTTTGTTTTGATAAACCGCAGGGGCATTAGTAGGTACGTTATCAGCACCTTCTATAGCTAATCCCATAAAGGCATCAGGAGTCATTGTATTATCAGTAGCATCGAACGATGAAGTTACCCCCCATCTACCAGCAGCACCTGAGGCGTTATCATATCCAAATGCTACACCAGTTCCAGCACCAGCTTGTTGTACTACAAATCCACCATCTCCAGCAGCATTTGAACCAGAAGCTAATCTAATGAATCTATCAGCAACATCTAAGTCTGTTGTGTGTTGGAAACTTGCTGTACCAGCAACTGTTAAGTTTCTAGATACTACTAAGTCTCTTGATACTGTTAAGTCATTACTAATGGTTACATCATTTGGTAAACCAATTGTTACAGTACCACCACCACCGACAGTTGTGAAAGTGTTAGCACTTAATTCAATTTCGTTTGCAGTACCATTAAATGTTACACTAGTATCACCTTCAGCAGCTGTATTAGCAGTTGAACCATAAGTTACAGCTAATGTAGGAGTAGATCCTTCACCAGTGTTACCTGAGGTGGTTAAACCTGTTAATGTGCCTAAAGTAGCAACGTAGTTACCAGTTGTATCAGTTCCTAAAGCAACTGAATTAGCAGCAACAGATCGTGCTAAAGTAGCAACTTGAGCAATAGAAGCTGAAACAGCTGTATCTGCTGAATCTGCGTTACCGGTTAAATCTCCAACAAAAGTTGTAG